ATCAATAAAAGTAGGTGCTATTTTCTCCAAAGAATATCCTTTCACATAAGCTTTTCCTGGAGAAATTTGAATTGTCATCAAATCCTCAGAAGGAGTATTACCCTGTGCAGTTTTTTGTTCAGATGTGTATATACCTTTACTACCTATTTGGTCATTCAGAGACTCTTTAACATAGATTCCAAAAGGTTTAACATAATAATTACCTGATTCATCATAAGTTCTTTTAGCTAAAGTATCAGCAAGTAAATTATATTGAGTTTCTTTGACAAAAGTTTGTAAATTTCCTTGTTCTATTCTTGCAATTTCAACAAAATTTTGGTCATTATAATCATCTAAATCTTTTTTCTTTAGACTTATTTTAATTTTAAATCTATCAGCACCTGGAGCAGCATAGTTTGTAAATCCTGAAGCATTATCATTCAAATCAGGATCTTCATCAGCTGTTATGAAATCTTCCTCTACATCAAATCCAACACGATATGATGGACTAGCACTATATTGTTCTAATACAATCGTTTCTTGTTGAACTTGTGCAAAAGTTCCACGAATAAAATAAACTCCATCACCAACAGAAAAAGCAGATCCCTTAGCTGAAGAACCAGCAATTAAACAATTTGCAAAAGGTTCATTTGTTGCAATAACGGCATTACCATAAGTAATATCTGTTGAAGTTAATAAACTCTCTCCATCAGAAAACTCTGTTTGTTCAAAATCTTCACCAGATTTCTCATATTTAATGTATAAAGTTAAATTTCCTCTCTCTGAATCTTCAGCAGTAAGAATCTTTCTAACACTTGCAGTAACACCAGATGAAGATCCAGTAATTCTTGTTCCTACAAGTTGATCTACATATGTTTCAACTGGAATTCCTAAAAAATCACTCTCTATTTGAACACATGTAAAATTATTATCATACGTAACATTACCAGGAATAACCTTTGATCCTTCTTTAAAGAAATGCGTACCAAATTGTTCAATCTGATTTTGTAAAATAGATTGAAGAGTACTTAATTCTCTTGCCTGTACTGGAGTTCCAGGTTTAAAAAGAACTTTATAATAATTTTTATCTTTATTAAAATCGTCAAAATATGGATTGACGTTTAAGTT